TTTGCTACGGATGAGGTTACCCTAAGTAAGGTACGTGGAAACCGTAAGGTACTTGATATGATTTTAGAGCTGTCCAAGTTACAGAAGCTCAATGGAACTTATTACCGTGGTCTTGTTAAAACACGGGAAGAAATGAATTGGGAGGTAGGTACGTTACATGGCAATCTCAACCAAACAACAGCAGCAACAGGCCGGCTGTCCAGCTCCAAACCAAACATGCAGAACTTCGCGACCGAACTTCAAGACATATTTATAAGTAGGTACAATGATTGACGAACTAAAACAACTAGAAAACAACGACGTAATTGTAGACTTCATTAGCTCTATGGAGCAACGTGGATGCCGTTCCTTGCTAATGCACATCAAAGAGGAGTTCCCCAACCACTTTCAGGAGATGCAAGTACAAATGGAACGTATTAAGTCTAAGCAAGTGGCTAGTCTATTGCGAGGTAGTTAATGCTTCTGCAATGTGATGCAAGTCAGTTGGAATGGCGTGTTGCTCTAGAGCTGAGTAAAGATTATGTAGGCATCAATGAAATCCTAAACAACGAAGATACCCATGCAAACAATCAACAAGCTTTTGCCCTCCCCTCGCGTCTCATTGCAAAGATTTTCCTATTCCGAACAATCTTTCGCGGGTCCGGTTGGGCATTTGCCAATGACCCTGACTTCATGCATGTATCAACCTCCACAGAATTTTGGGATGGAATGAATGAAAAGTTTTACAGAAAGTATTTTGCTCTTGACAAAAAGCATAAAGAGTGGATGGACATCGTTAGTCGAGGCCTTCCCCTTATTGGGCCTCTGGGCCGTCAATGGTCTTTCACTCTTAAGCGCGATCGCTATGGTAATCTCAAGTTACCGATCAACCAACTAGTCAACTTCCCTGTTCAAGGCACGGGGGCAGACATCATGACCATTGCTCGTATCAGCGCCCATAAACGTATTCGGGCTGCTAACCTGCCATGTGACTTTGTCTCCACTGTCCATGACTCTATTGTAGTTGACACCCACACAGCGTATTTACAACCCATTGCTCAAATCTTTGATGAGGTCTTTGCAGATTTGCCAAAGAACATTTACAAGATGTTTGGGTATAAATGGGAAGTTCCTATGTCGTGTGAAACCAAAGCTGGTGTAAATATGAAAGAGATGGTTAAAGTTGAATTTTAAAGCGAAGGACATATTAAAGTTTGAACAGTCTTTTTCTCCGAAACCCTCAACAGGATGTTATATTTGGGAAGAGGGAAAGGATAAGGATGGGTATGGACTATTTTATGCTAATGGGAAGACCTATAAGGCTCACAGAGTATCTTATTTTTTAGTTCACGGAGACCCTACGGGACTATGTGTATGTCATTCCTGTGATAACCCTAGTTGTGTAAATCCAGACCATCTCTTTTTAGGTACTGTGAACGATAATAATCAAGACAGACATAAGAAGGGGAAAAGTAGGAATAAACCAACGCCAGGAGAATCACACAATATGGCAAAACTAACTAATGAAGATGTTTTATACATCCGAGCAAGTGTAGACGCCCTACAAAAGGACTTGGCATCTAGGTATAAAGTATCGGTGCCAACCATTAGTAATATCCAAAACAACAAAACATGGAAACATCTTTTGTGAATCTAAGTATGGACCTAACATGAAAGACATGTCTAAACTAATTGTTTGACAGGATGATGTTAGTGTGCTATAATATTAAGTATATAAACAAAGAAAATAAATGACAATTCAAATTCAAATTATCGCTACTGCTGTTGAAACTAAGCCTACGGCTAAAGGTTCTTACCAACAACTTGAAGTAACTTTCAAGAACATCACTTTCCAAGGTAAGGTTGAGAGTAAGAAAATTATGAGCTTTGGTACGGGTCAAACAGCGTTCAAAATCCTGTCTAATGCACGAGTGGGTAGCTTCTATGACATCACTGTTGTGAAGAATGCTCAAGGCTATAACGACTGGACTGAGGTAGTGCTAAATACAGGTGCTGCTTATGCCGGAGAAGCAACCGGAGCAGCCTCCACTGGCATGCTCCCCAAAGCAACCGCAACTAAAACCACTTATGAAACTCCCGAAGAACGAGCGCAGCGGCAAATCCTCATTGTCCGTCAATCTAGTATTAGTAGTGCTTGCACTGTACTTACTACTGGTGCTAAGTCCCCTCCTAAGTCTAGCGACGTAATTGCCTTGGCAAAAGAGTTCGAGGCTTATGTCTTTGGTATGGAAGCAGTAGATACCGGTCCAACAGGCTTTGACGACTTGCCTGATTTTAATGCGGAAGTTTCTTGATCTTGTATTAACCATTCTGCTGCTGGGCCTCATTGTGTACACCACAGGATGGGTCTATCAGCAGAAGCACAAGTTGGAACTAACAGCACGGGAGTCTCATCCTCTTTGTCAAGACACACCTACCAAAGAAGCGTGGGTGGCTTACAAGAATGGAATTCCTCGCTGTTTCCTAGAAAGTAATAGATGGCCCAACAGGGCACATGGAAGTAATATTGAATGACAACAGCATTAGTTGATGCGGACATTGTCTCATATCGATGTTCTGCCTCCTGTCAGAAACAAGATGCTATAACAGAACCCGAGTCTGTTGCCTTGGCTCGTGTAGACGAGTTGATGCAACGTATTGTTCATGAGACAAATAGTGAGTTTTACTACCCGTTCTTGACTGGCTCTGATAACTTCAGGTACAAATATTACCCTGAGTATAAAGCCAACCGCAAGGACTCAGTAAAGCCTGTTTACCTAGAGGCCTGTCGTGAATACCTCGTAACACAATGGAAAGCACAAGTATCCGAGGGATGTGAAGCAGATGACCTAATGGCAATTGAGCAAACCAAGAACCCAGATGAAACTATCATCTGTACTATTGACAAAGATTTGCTCCAGGTTCCAGGCAGGCATTACAACTTCGTTAAGCAAGCGTTCATGACTATTACTCCTAAAGAAGGACTATTCAATTTCTATTGGCAGTTCATCATGGGGGATAGGTCAGACAACATCTTTGGATTCGATGGACTGGCTAGAACAACCATTCCTAAGAAACTACAATGGCTGTATGACGAGATTCAGTTTGCATCTCAGATGGGCACTGAGCGAGATATGTTTGACATTGTACGTGAGCAATATAACGATGACACTCGACTACTAGCCAATGGCATTTGTCTTTGGATGCAGCGCACCGAAGGTGAAATTTGGGAGTTCCCTAAATGAAAGTCATTATAGCAGGTAGCCGTAATATCACCGACCAAGATCAGGTAGATGAGATCATTTGGGGAAGCCCTTACAAGATTACAGAGGGTGTTTCAGGGAATGCTCGTGGAGTTGATACACTAGGAGCAAACTGGTGCATAGAGCAGGAGATTCCTGTGGCACATTTCCCTGCTGATTGGGCTACTCACGGTAAATATGCCGGGTACCTTCGCAACGAGCAGATGGCAAAATATGCCGATGCTTTAATTGCTGTTTGGGACGGGGAATCCAAAGGAACAAAACATATGATTGACACAATGACTAAATTGAATAAACCAGTATATGTCTATCGAGCGTGACACATACAATGGAGGTAAATGGACGATTGGACGATTCAACTCGTTCATCACATCTACCCTCCGGGCAGGAGCCAGACGATGGCAGCCTAAATATGATACCCTAAACGCAGCTAAAACAGAGAAAAAGATTAACGAAAAGACAGGACGTTTAGCACAACATTATCGCTGCCAACTCTGTCTAAAAGAATTCACTGCCAAGGACATGGAAGTTGACCACATCAATCCTGTGGTTGACCCCCTAACTGGCTTTGAATCTTGGGATGTTTTCATCAATCGTCTTTACTGTGAAGCTGAGAACCTACAGGCCATTTGCAAGACTTGTCACAAGGCCAAGACACTAAAAGAAAAACAAGAGCGTAAGAATGCCACAAATAAACAAAAGCTTTGAAACAGAAGATGGACTCATTGTGTTTAACGGTGAGGTTACTGATGAGGAATTTGACTACATTATTGAGTTGGGTCTATTACAGCTCATTAAGAATGGTAATATCACTCCTCAAATCGTAATGGATAAGGAACTACATTGAACCCCATAGGACCGGAGTTAAAAATATCTCCAAAAAAGCGGGTCTATACCGATGAGCAAAAGGCCGCTAGTAGAGAGGCTCAAAGAAAACGAAGGGCAAAAAATCCAGAGCGTGTCAGAGAGGTTGGGAAAGAGTCGGAGAGGCGACGACGTATGCGTCGTTATGGTATTTCAGAACAAACCTACAAGGATTTACTAGAGAAACAAAATAATGCTTGTGCCATATGCTCATTGTCTTTTAAAGATACAGGAAGATATATCCACATAGATCATTGCCATGCTACCGGTAAGGTACGCGGAATATTATGCCATCATTGTAATCTTTTACTCGGTAATGCAAAAGATTCTATAAAGACTCTATCAAAAGCTATTAATTACCTAGAGGAGCATTCCTATTAAACATTTTGTACTACCTGACGTACAAGCCAAAGATGGTGTTGACTTTACTTACCTCACCAAGATTGGTCAATACGTTGTAGAGAAGAAGCCAGACAAGCTCATTTGCTTGGGTGACTTTGCTGACATGGCTAGCCTATCGTCCTACGACGTTGGTAAGAAGAGTTTTGAGGGTAAGAGGTACAGCAAGGATATTGATGCCTCTCACAGGGCCATGCAGGCCTTCCTGACCCCTTTGTGGGAATTCAATACTCGTGCAAAGAAGAACAAGGAGAAGCAGTATCACCCTGAGATGATTTTGACCCTTGGAAATCATGAGAACCGTATTAACCGGGCTGTTAACGACGATGCAAAGCTTGAAGGAATTCTTAGCACAGATGCTTTGGGATATTCTGGCTATGGGTGGACTGTTCATGATTTTCTTGACGTGGTTGTTGTCGATGGTATTGCTTATAGCCATTACTTCACTACGGGTCTTATGGGACGTCCTGTTACAACTGCTCAAGCGTGTCTTTCCAAGAAACATATGAGTTGTATCCAAGGACACCAACAAGGTCTGCAAATTGCAACAGCATACAAGGCAGATGGAGCTTCCATTACATCCATCATTGCTGGTTCTTGTTACGAACATGACGAAGATTATATGTCTAGTCAGGGTAACAAACACTGGCGTGGTTTCTTGATGCTACATGACGTACATGACGGTGAGTTTGATGTGATGCCAGTCAGCTTGAAGTACATAAATCAGAAATATAAATGAAAACAGCAAACATTGAAGTAACATACATTAACCACTGTGGGGATGACTTGTCGGTGGTTAATGCAGCACGAGTGAGTTTTCACAAAGTGTCATCAGAGATGACTAGTGGTGACGAGAAGCTGATTAGCTACCTAGCTAAGCACAAGCACTTTAGTCCATTCAACCATGCTTTCTTGTCCTTCCGTATCAAGGCTCCAATCTTTGTAGCTCGTCAATTAGTCAAGCACAAGTTTATGCCTTGGAATGAGGTAAGTCGTAGATATGTGGATAATGAGCCTGAGTTTTACTTTCCAGAGTTCTGGCGCAGTAAGGCTGAGAATGTGAAGCAAGGTAGTGGTGAGGGTAGAGTAGACTTACTAATATCAAACGGGTGGTCTGACGGTGGTATTATTGAAACTCCGTACGAGATGGCAAAAGTGGCGGTATCAGTCTATTTAGAGATGATGAATCAAGGAGTAGCTCCTGAGCAAGCTCGCATGGTGCTTCCACAAAACACCATGACCGAATGGATTTGGTCAGGTACTCTAGGTGCTTTCTGTGACATGCTTCGTCTACGTCTTGACCCACACACCCAATATGAAAGTCAACTCGTAGCACAAAAGATTTATGATGAAGTCATCAAACTCTTTCCCTTCTCTACTAGAGCGTTGCTGGACGGAGTCCTTTCCACCACTGAACCTCTACAACTACCCAAATAAAATGAATAATGTTGACGAACATAATGCACTAAAACTCCTGCCTAAGGATCAGTATCCAAGACCTGAGTCCACAGAAGGAAGGGAATATACTGGAGGTAGTGTTAGTTACTACAAAGTAACGATCTCCTCCCCTACGTCTGGATCAGACGTCTACACTGCGGAATGCAATGATATTATCGAAGCCCTACACATGAA